AATGCTACTATTAGAGCAAGATCCGCAGCTTGCAGCAGTGCTCAAGCAAGAGGCTCAAAAATAGTTAGTTTCTGTGAAACTAATCCCCTTGTCTGTGACTAGGGTATCGCAAAAGTAACAAGGTAATCTGAATGGCTGCTCCGTTTCAGAATTATTCTGGCGGTGTCCTACTAGCGGACATCGTTAAGAGAAATAATCTCAGCACATACGTTTCCGAAGCAATCAAGGAACGTAGTGCATTTATTAAATCTGGTGCTGTTGTGCGTAACGCACTTCTTGATGCAACAGAAGGTGGAACAAGAATCCAAGTTCCAGAATTTAACCCAATCGCTCCAACTGAAGAAATTTTAGATGGTACAGCAACTTGGGGTACAAGTAACTCTGGTTATTTGACACCACAAAAGATTGGTACAGGAACACAGATCGCAACTATCTGTCATAGAGGTTTTGCGTATGCTGTTGATGATGTAGCTGTATTGGCTGCTGGTGAAGATCCAATGGGTCATATCAGAAACCAAATTGCAGACGCTATCAACAAACTAAACTCTGCAAGACTATTCAGCTTGTTAGATGGTTTGTTCGGATCTACTTTTGGACCATTAGGTGCAAACGCACTTGATTTAAGTGTAGGTGCTGCTTCTGGTGCTGCTGAAGCAAACTTCTTAACAGCTTCTACAGTTGCAAGAGCAAGAAACCTTCTTGGAGAAAGAGGCGAAGAGCTAGATACTCTAGTAATTCACCCAACTGTTGCTTACTACCTATATCAGGTTGGTATGTTAACTTTCTCTACTTCTGCACTATCTACTGGAACTGGCATCCAATGGGGTGGCGGTGGTGTTGGTGTTACTGAAACATCAATCGGTCAGTTTGCTGGAATGAATGTTGTTATTGACTCTCAAGTTAATACAGTTCAGCCTGGTACAACAGGTCATCAAAAAGAATTCCGTTGCTACTTAATTAAGTCAGGAACAATTCTTGAAGGCGAACAGTCTCCTCTTGGTATTGAATCAGATAGAAACATCTTATCTAAGCAAGATGTTATGTCTGTTGACTACCACAGTGCTTATCACGTTATGGGAACTAAGTGGACATCTGCTACTGACAACCCAACTAACGCACAGTTAGCTAACGATAATAACTGGGGAATCACATACGATGCTGATTTAATTCCTATAGTTGAACTAATCGTTAACTCACCACTTGATACAGGAACTAATCCTTAATATCATTAAAGTGTGGTCATCTAAAACCTCATCAATTATTGGTGGGGTTTTTTCTTTACGCTACAATAAAACTAAATTACTTTATTAATCGTGGCAGCTACTATAGACGCAACAATAAAAGGAGAAAATGCCAATAGTTATGTCACATTGACAGAAGCTAATGATTATTTTGATACCTCCCCAGATTCTTCAACTTGGACAAATAAAACAGATGACCAAAAGAAAAGAGCCTTAATATCTGCTGCCAGATGGATCGACACCTTAGTATTTTACGGAGACAGGTGTGATGATGGACAAGCACTAAAATTTCCAAGAAACAATTATCAGGTAGATGGTGTTGAATTAGCTTGTTCTAAAATTCCAAACGGTATCAAGTACGCACAATATGAACTAGCCAGAGCTTTAGCAAATGACACTGACGCAATAACAGGAACTACAGGAAAAGATGGAAACTTTGAAGAAGTAAAATTAGGAGATATTCAAGTTAAGTACAATAAAGCAAGTCAAGGCACTGGATCTGTGAACAATATTCTTGATGTCTACCCGTGGCTGCAAAGTTATCTTGGAGCGTATATGTTAGGCGGTGCTGGCAGTTTTCAACTAAGGGCGGTTAGAGGATAATGGCAGGACAACTAGACGCACTACTGAAAAACGTAGCCAAACAGGTGGTGTCTCAACTAGGAGACTCACTAGACACAACTATAGTTTATACCAGAAAGTTATCAACTTCTTACAACACATCTACTGGTGCAGTAACTACCAGCGATACCAGTTACACAATAAAAGTTCCGGTAGAATTTATACAATCCACAGAAGAAACAGGTTATCAGGAAAACGTAGCTAGAATTTTTATAACTCCTAATCTTATAGGAGACAGTCAACCGCTATTATCAGATGAGATCACTCTCACATTTTCTGGATCGACCAGAGTTGCAAAGATTACAGATGTAAGAACTTTGCGTGGCGGTCAGGAATATTTATTCAGAGTTGACGTTATCTTCTAATGACTTTAGTAAACGCACGAGCAGCATTTGAAACCGCAATCAAAAACGCAGTAACAACTGCTGATAATACAGTTACAGTTGTGTTTGACAATATGCCTTTCACAACTCCAGGTAAAACGAAAAAATATGTAATGGTAAATTTAGACTTCACTCAATCTACAAATCAATCTCAAGGTGCAGCAGTTGATTATTATGCAGGAACAATAAGGTGTGCGATTATGACACCATCTAACAAGGGAAGTGCAGTAGGTGCTGCAATAGCAGAGTCAGTAATTGATGGTCTTATTTCTGTAAATGCCTCCAACTACTCAGATACTTTTTCTGTATCACCCAGAGTAAGTGAAATTAGTGGACCGTCATCTGTAGTAACCGAAGATCAGAGTCATTTTATGAGTGTAATAAACTGCGATTTTACAGCCAATGCGTAGAGTAAAAGATCTAAAGCATCTACCAAACGATTTAGCTGGCCTAATTGTAAAAGGCAGAGCAGAAGCAGCATCCGAAATTCACTATTCCCTGCAAAATAGAAGTCCTTGGTTTACTGGAACATTTAATACAGCTTGGCAAATAAAAGGTGCTCCAGTTATTCCATCTATTCCAAGGAAAGACAACAATATAGATCCACAAAAAACTAGTAGAAAAGCACCAGTAAGACACAAGCCCATATACACTTCTTTAGTCAAAATGCTTTACATAGGTAACAAGGCTGAGTATGCAGGATTTGTAATTAACGCAATGGTGAGTCCTTACGAGCCAGGGCAGATGTATGAAGATTTATTTGCTCAAAAGCGTAAAACAACTCCAAAACCAAATGTTCCTTTTTGGTATTACGTTTATCTACAAAATAATTTTTTAGAAAAAGACATTAATAATGGATTTAAGATGGTAGGGTTCAAGCCAAAACGTAACTATACAATGCACAAAGGCACGAGTGCTTAAATTTATACTTTGAGTTATACTACAAGAATAAATACAATTTTTTATGCCAACAGAAAGAGCAATCGACAAACTAAAAGCTGCTTTTAGTGTCCAAGAACGTAGTAGCTACTCTATTTTTAAAGGAGAAGAACTGGTTCTAAAAATATTCTGGTCGCCTCTTACAATAGCTGATAGAGACACTATAAACAGTACACTAATAGCTATGAACAAGGGTAAAGAGGAAGGTAATTTAGACTTTGCTCTTCAAGTTATTGTCACAAAAGCCGAAGATGAATCAGGTACAAAAATATTTTCAGCAGCAGATTTACCAGCACTTAGAAGAGAAATTCCAATGTCAGTTCTGTTAGACATAATGACTAAAATGCAGGGAGTGGGCGAGGAGGAAAGCCCCGATGCCGTAAAAAGCTAAAATAAAAGACGATAATTTTGTATATTTGCAGTTTTTTATTGCAGAACAGCTAGGCTACACATTCAAAGAATTACAAGAAAGAGTATCGGTTCAAGAACTATACGGATGGAACGCTTACTTTACAATTAAAGCTGAACGAGAAGAAGAAGCCTACGAAAAGGCAAAAAGACAAGCCCAAGTTCGTAAAGTACGCTAAACTTCTAATATCCGTGTATTCTGCAAAAATCAGTGGCATCTGAATATAGCGTAAATATAAAATTAAATACTGCTCAAGTAAAAAGAGATTTAAAAACAATAGGCGATGGAATAGGAAACTTAGGTAAAAAACAGGCAAGAGGGTCTAAGTCAGCTTTATCAGACGCAGAAAAACAATTAAAACTAGAAAATACTGCTCTTGCACTTAAAAATAGAGGTTTGGGTTTATCACTAAAGGCTCTTCCTCTTCAGTTAAAAGGAGTTAAACTTGATGAAGCTGCTTTAAAAATACAACAGGCTACTGCTGATGCAGAAAAATTTGAATTTGATCTAGCTAAAAATTCTCTACTTTTAGCGGACAAAGACATAAAGAAAGCACAAATAAGATTTAAAGCCCAAAATGACATAAATAAAGCAACAGCTAAAACAGTTAGAGTAGAAAATACTGTAAATAAACAGTTACGAGAAAGAACAAAAACTTTAGGTCAAATAGTTAAACTCAGAAACTTGGGAAGTTCTGCTGGAAGATTAGCAGGAAGATTTGAATTTGAAGAGGCTTTAAATACTAGAGCACCAGGTGGAGGAATGTTAGCTCTTCCTAGTGCAGAAATGCTGGATCAAAGAGTTAGAGGATCAGGACAGGCAGGAGGCTTTAGTAGAAGAATACCAAGATTTAGATTACCCAGGCCAAGTAGAGGATTTGACGTTGGAAGTGCATTAATTAGTGGAGGTTTTCCCTTACTATTCGGGCAAGGCCCAATAGGTGCTTTAGCTGGTGGCCTTGGTGGTGGTATCGGTGGAATGTTTGGACAGATGGGTGGTTTTGCAGGAGGTATTGCAGCTACAGCCATAGTTCAACAAGTCCAAAATACAATAGCTGCTGTATCAAAATTAGGACAGGCATTTAACCTACTAACTCCTGATGTCGAAGGACTTACAGCAGCTTTAGGAGCAAGTGGAACAGAAAGAGAAAAACAAATACAGTTAATTAAAAAGACAGAAGGAACTCAAGCAGCATTAGCAGCCGTAACTGAACAACTAAATCAGCAGATCGGAGAAAAAGGAGTTAAAAATCTGAAAGAGTTTGGAGAAACCAGCAGATTAATAGGAAATGCGTTCCAGTTGTTAGGAACTAAAATGTTAGCAGCCCTAGCACCTATATTAAAATTACTCGCTACTCCTATAACAGCAGAGGCAGCAAGAGCAGAAACAAATAGACTTGCAAATGTAGGAGGAGCAGCTACCGATCCAACATTACTAGATTTACAGACACGATTAGAAAATGTTGGTAGAGGTAGATCTGGACAAAAACAAGCTGACCGAATACGGGCACAAATCGAGTCTAGAAAAGAAGAGCTTGCAATAGTAGGAAAAGGAATAGAAAGACAAAAAACTGTAAACTTAATTGAAGATTCAAGACTCAAGAAAATAAGACAGCAAAATGAGTTATTACAAGCAAAAATTAATGGAAACCATGAAGAGGTTTTACTGGCACAAGAACTTGATGCAAAGATAAAAGAAATGCTAGAAGATGGAATGACGGAGCAAGAAATAGACCGCAAAAAGATTGAAGATCTTTTAAGACAAAATAATTTACTTGAAAAACAAGCAGAGCAAGCAGAAAAAATAAGAGAACAATTCAAATCACTAGGTCAATCACTTGCAACAGATGTTGCTGATGGCCTACAAGGTCTTATCCGTGGAACGTCTACTCTCAACGATATGCTCAACAATGTACTAAACAAACTAATTGATGCTGCATTTAACATGGCACTATTTGGTAATCCAGGAGGAACATTAGGAGGGGGAGGATTATTTGGTTCGATATTTAGTGGTCTTGGTTCAATGTTTGGTGGTGGTTTTAGTACAATGGGCGGAAAATCAATAACAACTGCTTCGGGTACAAGTATAGGAAAAGCAGGTTTTATGCCTTCAAATCCTGCATTTAGAGGAGCTATGGCAGCAGGAGGACCAGTAAAAGGAGGAGGTCAGTATCTTGTAGGAGAACGTGGACCAGAAATGTTTACTCCAGGTGTATCTGGTATGATTACACCAAATCATGCTCTTGGTGGTTCAACAAATATCGTAGTAAATGTAGATGCTTCTGGTTCTTCTGTTGAGGGAGATGAAGAACAAGGTAGAGAACTTGGTCGTATGATTTCAGTTGCTATACAATCAGAATTAATTAAACAAAAACGACCAGGAGGTTTATTAGGATAATGGCTACTTTTCCCTCTATAAATCCTTCGTATAACGCTCGTAAAACAACATCTCCACAAATTCGAACTACTCAATTTAATGATGGCTACCAGCATAGGATCGCTTTTGGTTTAAATACCATTCCTTATCAATGGTCTTTAACTTTTGATGTTAGTGAAAACGATTCTGATGTGATAGAAACATTCCTTGAGGCAAGAGCTTTAGATGGTGCTTCTTTTGATTGGCAACCTCCTGGTAGTGCTGTTGCTTATAAATGGATATGCCTTCAATGGACAAAAAGAATCCCTTTTGTAAACAGAGCAAGTTTAAACATGACGTTTCAACAAGTATTTGAACCTTAATGACTACCCCTGTATCAGAACTACAGAAAATAAATCCTAGTAGTATTGTTGAGCTTTTTCAGCTTGAATTAATTACTGCTATTCATGGATCTAATACAAAGTATTATTTTCATAATGGAACGAATACTAATGGAAATACTAATCTTATTTTTAATAATATTGAATATACCAAAATGCCAATAGAAGCCGAAGGTTTTGAATTTAATGGCAAACAAACTCCTAGACCAAGATTAAGAATATCGAATATATTAGGAACTTTTACAACAATATTACTTACACTTCCTCAAGGATTAGAAGGAGCAAAAGTTACAAGAGTAAGAACTTTAGCTAGATATGTTGATAATGCAAACTTTACAGGTGGTCAAATTCTGTTAGAGAATGGTTCAAATTTATTATTAGAAGATGGTTTTGCAATAGACATGGATCAGGGTATAAATCCATTTGGTACTCCAGATCCTACAGCTACTTTTGATGAACAAATTTTTATAATTGATCGAAAAACTACAGAAAATAGAGAAATTATTGAATTTGAATTAGCTGCTACTTATGATATACATGGTGTTAGATTACCGAAAAGACAAGTATTACCAGCTGACTTCCCTGGCATTGGTACGTTTTTCTCATAATGTGGCGAGATGATGCACTTGAACACGCAGTACAAGAAGATCCAAGAGAGTCTTGTGGTCTTTTGATAATTAAGAAAGGGAAAGAAGTATATTTTCCTTGTAAAAATTTAGCGTTTGAGCCAACAGATCAATTTATTATTGATGCGGATTGTTGGGTAGAAGCAGAAGATCAAGGAGAAATAGTTGCTGTTGTTCATAGCCATCCTGTTACAAGTCCTAATCCAAGTGAAGCAGATAGAGTAGCGTGTGAAAAATCAGATTTAAAATGGTGGATTGTTCAACCTAATTTAAAACAATGGGGATATTGCGAACCTTGTGGTTATAAGGCTCCTATAATTGGTAGGAAATGGGTTTGGGGTGTTACTGATTGTTGGAGTTTATGTAGAGATTGGTATAAAGAAGAATTAAATATAGAACTTATAGATTGGGTAAGACCAAAATCATCAGAAGAATTTATAAAAAATCCAATGTTTGAGGATTGTTTTGCAAAAACAGGATTTAGAGAATTGTTGCCGACAGAAAATTTAAAGTATGGAGATTTATTATTAATGTCAATAGGTAGTAGCGGATTAAATCATATTGGTGTTTACTTAGGACAGCAAACAGTTTTACATCATTTACAAAATAGGTTATCAAGTCGTGATCTATTAGATGAATGGCTGTTAAAATGTATAGGTAAAAGGATTCGTTATGCTGCGTAAAATTAAGCTATACGGAGAACTAGCAAAGTTTCTAGGTCAAAAAACTTTTGAAGCTGAAGTACATAATGCTGCACAGGCAATAAGATTTTTAGTGGTTAACTTTCCACAGTTAGAAAGACATATGGCAGATAGATATTACAAAGTAAATGTTGGAGATTGGGAGTTAACACAAGAAGAGTTGATTTATCCAAATGGACAGGAAGATATAAAAATTATTCCTGTAATTGGAGGAGAAGGTGGTAGAGGTTTTGGTCGAGTTTTAATGGGAGCAGCATTAATTGGTGTAGGTATTGCATCTGGTGGAGCTACTTTTGCAGGGGGTAGTTTTACTGGAGTTGGTTTTTTAGGAGGAACAACAGCAGTACTTGGAAATGTAGGTATAGTTTTAGCTTTAACAGGTATAGCAGAAATGCTAACTCCTGTTCCTACTATTTCAGAAATGGAACAAGATCCTAGAAATTCATTTAATTTTAGTGGCATACAAAATACAAGTCGTGCTGGTGTAGCTGTTCCTGTTATTTATGGCGAAGTATTAACTGGATCGGTAGTAATATCTGCTGGTATTGAAACTGCACAGGTGGAAGTATGAGTAAGATTATTGGCTCTGGCGGAGGAGGAGGAAAAGGTGGCGGAGGAGGCGGTGGTACTCCTACCGAAGCTAAAGATAATTTAGATTCTAAACAGTTTGCCAAAGTATTAGATTTAATTGGCGAAGGAGAAATAGAAGGATTAGTAGATGGTGCAAAGTCTATATTTTTGAATAACACACCCTTACAGGCTACTGATGGTACTTTTAATTTTAAAGATGTAACCTTTGAAGCTAGAACTGGTACTTCTAGTCAAACTAATATTCCAATAACAAAAAATGTAGAAACCACAAAATCTACAGGATTTTCTACAGTTCCACAGTCTACACCTAAAGTTATACAGATTACTGATTCAGATGTTGATGCAGTTTCAATAACTATTACTGTTCCGTCTTTACAATCTTTAAGTGATAAGGGAGATATTTTTGGTACAGAAGTTCAACTTCAAATCGCTGTTCAGTATAGTGGTGGGTCATATTCAACTGTTGTTTCTGGCAATGCAGGAACTATCACTGGTAGAACTCCTGATGTTTACCAAAGAGATTACTTAATAAATTTAGACGGTGCTTTTCCTGTAAATATTAAAGTTACTAGAATTACTGCTGATAGTGCGTCAACTAAATTAGCCAATGAAATTCAATTTAACAGCTATGTAGAAATTAAATACGACCAAAGAACTTATCCAAATAGTGCATTAGTAGGATTAAAAGTTGATGCTGAACAATTTACATCTATTCCTACTAGAAAATATTTAGTAAAAGGTATAAAAGTAAAAATTCCTCATAACGCTACTGTCAATTCTGATGGTAGTTTATCTTATGCAGGAGTGTTTAATGGAACGCTTGGTGCTGCTCAGTATACAAATGATCCTGCTTGGTGTTTGTATGATCTTCTGACTTCTTCTAGGTACGGATTAGGAGATCATTTACAGGAATCTGGTTTAGATAAGTTTAGTTTTTATGCAGCATCAGTTTATTGTTCTGCACAAGTAGATGATGGCACTGGTGCTGGTACAACAGAACCTAGATTTAGTTGTAATGTTGCGATCCAAAATCAACAGGAGGCTTATAACGTAATAAATCAAATGTGTTCTGTATTTAGAGCTATGCCATATTACGAAACTGGTAGTTTGACTATTACACAGGATTCTCCAAAAGATTCTAGTTATTTGTTTACTTTAGCTAATGTAATGCCACCAGGTTTTACTTACCAAAATACATCCCAAAGAACTAGACCTACAGTTGTAGTTGCTAAATATTTAGATTTAGAACTTAGAGATGTCAATTATGAAGAAGTTATAGATACTGCAAACCAAGCTAGATATGGAAGTGTTGTAAAAAATATAGATGCTTTTGCCTGTACGAGTAGAGGACAAGCAAATCGTTTGGCAAAATGGTTGCTCTACATGGAAAACGTAGAACGTGAAGTAGTTACATTTTCTACTTCAATAGATGCAGGAGTTATTGTCAGACCTGGACAAATTATAGAAATAGCTGACCCTGTAAGATCAGGAGAACGTAGAGGTGGTCGTATAAGTGCTGCTACAACTACTGATATAACTGTAGATGATTCAAATGGGTTATCGTTTTCTGTAGGTTCGACTTTATCCGTTGTTCTTTCTGATGGGTCAGTAGAAAATAAACCTGTAAGTGGTATATCAGGAGATGTCATAACAGTATCAAGTGCTTTTACTTCTGCTCCCAACGTCAATAGTGTTTGGATTTATCAAACAACAGATATTCTTACAAGCACTTGGAGGGTTTTAACTGTTAGCGAAGAGAACAGAACTAATCATGTTATTACAGCAAGTCAATATAATTCTGGAAAATATAATCATATTGAAAGTGGGATTGCTCTTACAACAAGAGATATTACTAATTTAGATATACCTCCTGCTTCTCCAACTGGTATTACAGCAGAGGAAGTTATTTATGAAAATACTGGTATTGCAAGAGTAAAAATTATTGTAAGTTGGACTACCTCTACTGATAATGTTTATGTCAGATGGAGATATGAGCAAGGTAACTATACTTCTCGTTCTGTTGAAGGTGCTAAAAGTTATGAGATTGTAGATACGATTGCTGGTAATTACACGATTGAAGTTTATAGCGTTAGTGCTTCTGGTTTAAGATCAACACTTCCAAACTCATTAAATCCATTTGTAGCTGTAGGAAAAACTGCTCTTCCAACAAATGTAAGTGGTGTCAGCTTGTTACCTATAGATGAATCAAGTGCAATATTAAGTTGGAATCGTGCCACAGAACTTGATGTGTTGTTAGGAGGGAAAACTCTTATCAGACATTCTTCTCTTACAACAGGAGCACAATGGAAAGATTCACAGGAGATTGTGGTAGCTGCTGCTGGAAACCAAACACAAAAAATCGTTCCCTTACTTGAGGGAACTTATCTAATTAAATTTGAGGATGATGGTGGCAGAGAAAGTCCTGCACCTGGTTCAAGTGATAGCGATTGGAACAACACAAGAGTTACAACTAATCTTCCTGCACCATCAGAAAGACTTGTTGTAGGAACAGTTGATGAACATACTCCAAACTTTACGGGATCGAAAACTAATACTGTATATGATGCTTCACTTGATGCTTTAAAACTAACAGTTACCAGTAATGCAACAGCAACATCGGGAGAATATATTTTTGCTAACTCTGTAGATTTAACAGAAGTTTATGATGTTAATTTAAGAAAAACTTTAAAAGCTAGTAACTTTTTATTAAACAGTTTATGGGATTCAAGAACAGATTTAATTGATACATGGGGATATATTGATGCTGTCGGTGGACTGACAGAGGCTACAAAATGTAATGCTGCTGTTTATGTGAGGTCAACTAATGACAACCCATCTGGATCTCCCACTTGGAGTGATTACAAAGAATTTAGTAATGTATTAATAACTGGTAGAGCATTTCAATTTAAAGCAATATTAACAAGTAATGACACTAACCAAAATATAGCTGTAACTGAATTAGGAGCTACACTAGAATTACAGGGAAGGACAGAATCTATCTCGACTCCAGTTACTACTGGATCGTCACAATATACTGTTACTTTCACGAAAACATTTAAACAAGCACCAACTGTAGTAGTGACTCCAACAACTCAACAAACAGGTGATTTTTTTGAACTTGCTAATATAAGTAGGACAGGATTTCAAGTCACTTTTAAAAATGGAAGTTCAGCAGTTGCAAGATCATTTGTATGGGCTGCATCAGGTTTTGGAAAGGAGGTCACATAAATGAGTAACACGCATGATTATGATATAGCTAATGCTGTAGGACAAACTTTTAGAGCAGATTTAAATGTTTGTCTTGGAGATATTCAATCATTAAATAGTGGTTCTTCTGACCCTTCTACTACTGTTGCTTATAAAATCTGGGCTGATACTGCTAATAATTTATTAAAAATTAGAAATTCTGCTAATAATGGTTGGTTAACATTAGGAGATTTAACAGATGCAAATAATCTTGGACTTGCAACTAAGGCATCTCCAACATTTTCTGGAACTGTAACTTCTGGTGGCGATATTGTCATGTCTGGTACAGGTTCTTTACAGTTACCAACAGGAACTACTGCTCAAAGACCAACTCCTGCTACTGGAGATATAAGATTTAACACTACGCTTACGCAATTTGAAGGTTATAACGGATCTGCATGGGGAGAGATTGCTAATGGAGTTCCAGCGGGGTCAGTGTTTAGCTTTGCAACTACTACAGTTCCGACAGGTTATTTAGAGTGTAATGGTGCTGCTGTCAGCAGATCCACTTATGCAAGTTTATTTAGTGCAATATCAACAACATGGGGAGTAGGAGATGGATCATCTACATTTAATCTTCCTGATCTTCGAGGACAGTTTGTAAGAGGTTGGGATAATAGTGCTGGTGTTGATAGTGGAAGATCATTTGCTTCTAGCCAATCAGATCAAAACAAATCTCACAATCACTCAATAAATGATTCTGGTCACAATCATACTATCGGTAACTGGGGTGGTAACTTTGGAGGAGGTTCTGGAGCATTAACATTTAGAAATGATGTTTCTGGAACAAATGGTTCGATTATTCAAAACTCAACAACAGGTATTTCAATACAAAATGATGGTGGAACGGAAGTTCGTGTTAAGAACTATGCTCTTATGTATGTAATTAAATTTTAAATTATGGCAAATAAAAAGATATCAGAACTAACAGCGTTAACCGCACCAGCAAGCACCGATGTATTGCCTATCGTTGATGTAAGTGGTGGTGGTACAGGTTCAAACAATAAGATTACATACGCAAACTTATTAAGTAAAGCACCTGACGGATCTGCCTCTTTGCCATCATTTAGTTTTAATTCCGATCCAGATACAGGAATTAGTGGAGGATCAGATACTTTAACCTTCAGTACAGGTGGAAGTGGCAGAATGACAATTAATTCTGCTGGTCTTGTAAATATTGTTGGAGACTTAACAGTTGGTGGCACAACAACTACAATCAACACCACCAATCTTGATGTTGAAGATAAAAATATTACTCTTGGTAAAGTTACAACACCATCTGATACAACTGCTGATGGAGGTGGATTAACTCTAAAGGGTGCTACAGATAAGACATTTAATTGGTTAGATGCCACAGATTCATGGACAAGTAGTGAGCATATTTCTGTTTCTGGTCAAAAAGAAGTTAGATATTTAGATTCTGATTCATCACATTATGTAGGTTTTAAATCTCCAGCTACAGTTTCATCAAATGTTGTTTGGACTTTACCTTCTGCTGATACAGGAGTTAGTGGCTACGTCTTATCTAGTGATGGATCTGGAGTTCTTAGTTGGGTAGCACCTGGTCAAAATGCAGATCCTAGTTTTACAGGAACATTAACTCTTAGTGATGATGGCAATATAAGAGGATTTGCTTCTACTCAAGCTACCTATACCGGATCGGTAAAAACTTTTACAGTTACAGTAGCAACTAAAACAGCAGCCCATAGATATAACGGAAGTGGATCTAGTAATGGTTATTTAATTGATGGTAAAGAAGCACCATTCTTAACTCTTACACCAGGTCGTACATATAAGTTTGACCAATCAGATAATAGTAATAGTGGTCATCCTTTACGTTTTTATCTTGAGTCTAATAAGACTACAGCTTATACAAGCAACGTAACGACAAACGGAACTGCTGGTTCTAGTGGTGCATATACACAGATTGTTGTAGGCGATACGACTCCAATAGTAATTCATTATCAATGCTCAAGTCATGCCTTGATGGGAAATGGAATAGCTACAAACTCTGCAACAGCTACAGGAACTTTGTTATCTAGCTTAAGTGTTACTGGAAATATGGATGTTACTGGCACATTTACTGTTAGTGACAATATTTTGATGACAGGAACAGGAGCTATTGATGTTGCTTCTGGCACAACTGCTCAAAGACCAGGCTCTCCCTCTGCTGGTATGTTCAGATTCAATAGTCAAACTACAGAATTTGAAGGATATGATGGAAGTTCTTGGGGAGATATTGGAGGTGCAGCAGCTACAGGAACAGCAGATTTATTAGATATTGCATCTTCTTCTGGAACAGGTGGTGGCTCTGCAACATTTAACGGAACTGCTTACAGATTTAAGCTAGTTACGAAGGGAACAAGCACAGCAGTAACACCAGCTAATGCAGAAATTTTAAGAGTATCTATCAATGGTGTGATGCAACAACCCAATGATGGATCTGGTCAAGGAGACATGACAG